GAAAAAATACGAAATTAAACTTCTAAACCGAAACGACGGGGACTTATATCTCGTCAATCAAAATGCTAACTTAGCAGATAAATACGGACATTTTTCTCCCGTAGTACTCCTTTTTACGAAAAGTACTTTTTTTTCAGAAAAGTGCTACAAACTCACGAAAAAGGAAGTAGTTTCGAATGGATTCGGCTGGGTGTTCGATTGTGAGGGTATTGAAGTCGAGGAGGTGGAGTGATGACTAAAATCATGACAATTACTCCTAAAGAAGAGACAGAACTTGAGTATTACCAACGAATACTCAAAATGCTACCGTTATACCCTAATCCTCTTTCATCACATGCTATGGCTTATGTCAGTACCAAAATTGACTGATTGAAGGAAACTGGAAAACGAAAATTAGATAGCAAGGAGGCGACAGAATGAAACGATTTATCGCAATCTGGATATTATTGTCTGCTGGATTGAACATCTGGCAGAGCATCCACATTAAAAATCTTGAAAAAAAGCGCCCTATTGTAATCTACAAAGCTGATAATCAAGGCGCAGAAATCAAAGGAAGAGTCGTTGAGAAAGGACAGCACGGCAAGTTGTATACAGTGACTATCAGAGATTATGGGATTTTCGTAGTCACTAGAGAGCAGTACGAGAAAATTAAAGTAGGGGATGAAATAATGTTGTGAAGATTGCTGTTGAATTACCGAAACGACCGACGATTTTGAAAGGTTTAAAACCAGATGAACGTGTCAAACTGGACACGCTGTATTTTAAACGTGCAGACGCTTATGTGGTAGATGATGATCTATTTATTTACTGGCAAGCGACTTTTAAAGATTATGAAAGCATCTGGTTTTGTTTGGAGAATTTTAAGGTATATACGGCTTTGCAAGTCATATATGATTTGAATAGTTTTAACAATCCGACTTTCTCAGATATGATTTTCAAAATCTGGAAGGAACATGACTTGCAGACTGGATATGTTGAAAATATTTTAAAGGAGTTGTAATGGATATTGTAGATTTATATCTGGAGCATGGAGATTTTAGAACAGCTGTACGCTTGAGTGGACTACCAATGCACATTGCGCATATCAAATTACGTAAAGCTGGTGTCTTGAAAATTGCTGATAAAATCCAATTTGGCAGTAAAGGGGCTAAGTTGGGCGGACAAGCAGAACAGTTGTTTCAGACTTTAGTGCCTGATGCTGTTGATGCCAATGCGCTTTTTAAGAAAAATAATCCTGTCTATGATTTTGTTTTCAAAAATATGACGATTGATGTTAAATATAGTTCGTTATATTCTGGTGGAAAGTCAAATCATTGGGGGATTAGGTGCAAAGGTGAGCAAGATTTCATAGTTGCATTTTTGGAAAGAGAACAAGGCGCAGGCATTGACAGACCTTATTGCCTCTTAATTCCAATGGATTTTGTAGATACGAAGCAGATGCACATTTCACCCGGCGGCAGTTGGTTCAAAGAATTTCAAGTAGAACCAGAAGAGTTGCGAGGGATTTTAAACGACTACGCAGAACTGAGAGAAATAGGGCAGTTTTAAAAAATAAATAGAAAAGAGGTATTACTATGACAACAAACATGGAATTATTAGCGCATCATGTTGAGCATTGGGCGAAAGAGCGAGGGTTGGACAATCCCGACAATAGCACGGCTCAAGCATTGAAATTATTTGAAGAAGCAGGCGAATTGGCGCAGGCACATCTCAAGAAGCGAGATGATGAGGGCAAGGATGCCGTGGGTGATATTTTGGTAGTGCTGACCATCTACTGTCAGCAGAAAGGTTGATCTATTGCTGAGTGCTTCCAGACGGCCTGGAACGAGATTAAAGACCGTAAGGGTAAGATGATTGATGGTTCGTTTGTCAAAGAGGAGGATTTGACATGATACCGAAGTATAGAGCGTGGATTTCAGAGGCAGATACCATGACGAATGACCTTAAAGGTATTGATTTTGAAAATGAGACCGTTGTTTTAAAAAAATTTTATTGGGAAGATGGCTTTCCAGTAGAAGAAGAGGTTTTTGAAGTTGAGATAGGGAATGCAATCCCCATGCAATCAACAGGACTCAAAGATTATTTTGGCGAAGAACTTTTTGAAGGAGATGTTATCGAGTGGAGTTATTGGGATGAATTTGAAGATAGTGGTACAGCAAAGATTATCTTTGATAAAGGTATGTTTAAGTTGTTAGATGTACGCACAGAAAAAAGCGTCTGGGATAATCTATTCGACTGTATTGAAAACTGTAATGTATTCCTTCAAGGCAACATCTACGAAAACAGAGAGCTTTTGGAGGAGAAAGAATGAAACCAGAAAAATTTGACAATGTAAATAACCCGATCCACTATCAAGGACGGTATGGTATGGAATCTATCGATGCCTTAAGAAACTTCATGACACCAGAACAGTTGAAAGGCTTTTATCTTGGAAATGCTTTGAAGTATCAACTGCGATTTCAGAAGAAAAACGGTCTCGAAGACCTGAAGAAAGCCAGAAAGAATCTCGACTGGCTAATCGAGGAGATGGAACATGAGAATTAAAACATCAAATGATTCTATCATCAACGTTGATAGCGTGAAGCGCAGTGTCACAATTGAAGGAGTTGAGTTTGGTTCAGATTGTAGTGCTTTAGTATCTAAACACAAAGATGGTACAGGTACAATAACGCTAGTTTTTGATGGGAAAATAATTTAAAAAAAGCCAAGACACTCTCTGTCTCAGCTAACAGTTATCGCAAAGACTATTATACCACAAAAGGAGATAGAGAGTGAATAAGGCTAAAGAGCTATTGAAAGAATTACAAGACCTTGACATGGACATCCAAAGCCGTATAGATGAAATCAATGAGCTTGAGGCAGGTTTGCTCTCAAGTCCTAAGTGGTCAGGTGTCAAAGTCCAAGGTGGACAGACTAGAAAAGTTGATGATGTCTATACTCAGTTGGTAGTGATGAAAGAGGCTATAGAGCAGGATGCTAAAGAGGTTATTAACAGAAAACTTGAATTAGGTAGGATGATCAACAGGCTTAAAAATCCAAAAAGTAGGTCTATTCTCAGGATGACTTACATTACTAAGACCTACATTGAGGATATTTGCGACAATTTGAGAATAAGTAAGGCAACTTATTACAGATTATGCAAACAGGCTGAGTCTGAACTAGAGGAGATTATCATAGACAAAGTGAGCTAAAGTGAGTGCGCATGAAGTCTAAAATCTGTTAGAATGGTAGTATCAAGAATTAAGGGTAAGGCAGTAAGCCTTCCCTGATATGGAGAGTTGGCAGAGTCAGGTTGAATGCGCCCGTTTGCTAGACGGGTGGTCGCCTATGTGCGATCTGTGGGTTCAAATCCCACACTCTCCTTTGAGTGTTTGTGTCCCAGAATGGGGTAGGCAATAGGCTTAGCATTCACATATCACTCATTAACTTAAAAATAGTTGCTGAGCGACTAGACCTCGCATGGTTGCGTAGCTAATTATATTCCGGATAAGTTATAAGCTAGAGGGTTTGATTCCCTCAGAGGTTTTAAATGACTACAAAAAATAAAAAAAGAAAGTATTTCAAAATAGATTTCTAATTAACACGCAAGTCTGTAGTCTGCTTGCACTAAGTCACTCTTTGAGTGGCTTTTTATTTTGTCTGAAAGGAGGTAGTCCGGTGAGTGGATAAATTAACCCCAAAACAAGAACTATTTGTCCAAGGGATAATCTCCGGGCTATCTCAAAGACAAGCGTATAGACAGGCGTTTCCAAACTCTAAAAAATGGAAAGATAGCGCTGTTGACAGCAATGCTTCTGTCTTACTTCAAAATACTAAGGTTTTACAAAGGTATCGTGAGTTGCTCAAACAGTTCTCGAACATGTCTCTATGGTCCAGAGAACAGGCTTTTAATGAGTATGAATGGCTAAAAAATAAAGCTAGGGCAAGCATCGAGAATGAAGGTATTAGACAAGCTAATTCAAACGCCTTTCTTTCGGCTTTGGACGGCATGAATAACATAGCATGGAAAGACTATGAATTGACTGATGAGAAAATCAGACAAGAGATTGAATTGCTCAAAATCAAGATTGAGAGAAATCAAGGCTCTAAGTCCGATACTACTCTCATGGAAGCTCTCTTAAATGCGGTAAAAGGTGGTGATGAGGTTGAAGATTAAGTTTTCGAGAAAACAAGCCGACATCATCCGCAGACCGTTCAACTATGAGCTTGAAGTAAATGAGGGCACGCCTCGAAGCGGTAAGACAACCGCTGGTCATTTCAGATATGCAAGATATTTGATTGAGTCGCCAGACGAGAACCATTTAATCGCTGCATACAATCAAGAGCAAGCCTACCGTCTTTTTATCGACGGTGACGGGACAGGTCTAATGCACATCTTCGACGGTAATTGCAAAATCAAACATGATGAGCACGGAGACCACCTCTTAATCGATACACCAAACGGGACAAAGCGAGTCTACTATAAAGGTGGAGGTAAAGCTAATAGCGTTGGTGCTATCACTGGTATGTCGCTAGGCTCAGTTGTTTTTTGTGAAATCAATCTACTGAATATGGACTTTATCCAGGAAGCATTCAGACGGACGTGGGCTGCTAAGCTCAGATATCATCTGGCCGACCTAAACCCACCAGCGCCTCAGCATCCAGTGATTAAGGATGTATTCGACGTGCAAAATACACGCTGGACCCATTGGACCATGGACGACAATCCGATTCTGTCCGAAGAGCGTAAGCGTTCCATTATTCAATCAACTAAGAAAAATCCTTATCTTTATAAGAGAGATATTCTTGGTCAACGTGTCATGCCTCAGGGCGTTATTTATGGCCTATTTGACCTCGAGAAGAACATCAAGGACAACTTAGTAGGCGAACCCGTTGAAATGTATTTCACGGGCGACGGCGGGCAATCTGACGCCACCTCAATGGCTTGTAACATCGTTACTAAACATAGAGAGGGCAACAAGACTTTCTTTAGGCTTAATCGTGTAGCTCATTACTATCATAGTGGGGCTGAGACTGGCCAAATCAAAGCCATGTCTACATATGCTGTCGAACTCAAAGCGTTCATTCAGTGGTGTGTTAGCAAGTATCAAATGCGTTATTCTGATGTTTGGATTGACCCAGCGTGTAGATCCTTACGAGAGGAAATGCACAAGCTAGGCATTCAGACAAGAGGAGCTATGAACAATGCTCACGATGTAAGTAGTAAAGCGAAGGGTATCGAGGTAGGGATTGAACGTGGCCAAAACATCATTTCGTCAGGTCAGTTCATGCTTATCAATCATCAGGAAGAAGAGTATGACCATTATCATTTTTTGAAAGAGATTGGTCTTTACAGCCGAGATGATAACGGTAAGCCAATTGATAAAGACAACCACGCAATGGACGAATTTAGATATAGTGTGAACGTATTTTATAAACGTTACGCCAATTTTTAGCAACAAGGAGCCAGTAAATGGGCATTATACAATTTGTCAAAAATCTATTTAAGAGAGGACAGTATGCAATGACTACAGAAAGTCTCGCAAGTATCACAGACCATCCTAAAATTGCAATAACAAGCGCAGAGTATCGACGGATTAACGAGAACCTAAGATACTATCAAAGCAATGTTGAGAAGATAACTTACTTAAATTCAGACGGATTCAAGAAGCAAAGAGAAGCGACTCATTTGCCAATCGCTCGAACCGCTGCCAAGAAGATTGCAAGCCTAGTATTCAATGAACAGGCTTCGATTAAATTAGACGACGAGCAGGCAGACGCATTCATTCAAGAGACTTTAAAGAATGACCGCTTTAACAAGAATTTTGAACGCTATCTTGAGAGTTGTCTTGCTTTGGGAGGTCTTGCTATGAGGCCTTACGTGGATAATGGACGAGTGCGAGTGTCATTCATTCAAGCGCCTGTCTTTTTACCACTTCAATCTAACACGCAGGATATTTCAAGCGCTGCTATCGTGACTAAGACGATTAAGGCTTCAGGTCAGAAGAACATCTACTACACCTTAATTGAGTTTCATGAGTGGGCCAAGGATGGGAAGTACATCATTTCAAACGAGTTATACAGGTTTGAAAGCTCTGAACAAGTTGGCGGACGTGTGCCTTTGGCCGAAGTCTACGAAGATCTAGAAGAACAAGTTGAACTTGACGGTCTAACAAGACCGCTTTTTTCATACCTGAAACCTCCCGGGATGAATAACAAGGACATCAATTCGCCTTTAGGCTTGTCTATCTTCGATAATGCCAAGAGTACGATTGATTTCATCAATACGACCTATGATGAGTTCAAGTGGGAAGTCAAGATGGGCCAACGTCGAGTGGCCATCCCTGAGGATTTAGCGGATACTCGAATGGTTAACCAGAACGGAGACGTTAAACTTGTCAAGCGTTTTGATACTGAGCAAAATGTCTACTTACGTTTATCTGCTAGTGCTATGGATGGCGGAACAATCACAGACCTGACTACCGCAATCAGGGCAGATGACTACATCAAGACCATTAACGAAGGCCTAGCGCTCTTTGAAATGCTTCTAGGTGTATCAGCTGGAATGTTTACATTTGACGGCCAGAGCTTGAAGACTGCGACAGAGGTCGTTTCTGAAAACTCTGATACTTATCAAATGAGAAACAGTATTGTCAGCTTGGTTGAACAATCTTTGAAAGAACTCATCATCTCAATCTGCGAGCTTGGTAGTCTTTATGGATTGTACGACGGTCCAATTCCTCAAATGGAGAAGATTTCAATTAACCTTGACGATGGTGTCTTTACTGATAAGAACAACGAGCTCGACTATTGGACCAAGGCTTTGGCCAGTGGCATTGTCAGCAAGGCTCACGCTATCCAGAAGGCATTCAATATGTCAGAGCTTGACGCTAAGAAGATGATTCAGGCAATCAACCAGGAGACGATGGACACGGCTAACAGCCAGCGAACGCAAGAGGATATCGACTTGTACGGAGAGTGATTAAATGTCAAAGAAGAGACCACCAATCCAGTTTAATGACGAGCAACTGCTACTTCAAGCGAGTAATGTCGCAGATATCTATCATCAGTTAGCCTTGGACTTATTTGATAATGTGGTCGAACGTGTGACTGAACGTGGCACGGTCTATCTTGATAAGCAACCCTATATCTGGCAACTTGAGAAGATGCAACAGATGCACATGCTGAACGAGGAGAACCTGAAGCTAATCTCTAAATATTCTGGAGTCGCTGAAGAACAGCTACGCTACATTGTTGAGAATGAAGGTCTGAAGCTCTACACGGACACGAAACAACAACTCATGGAAGACTTAGGCCGTGGATCCGCAGGAAATAGCAATCACATTCAAGAAATCCTTGCTGATTATGCTAGTCAAGCAGTCGGAGATATCCACAACTTAATCAATACTACGTTGCCAATATCTGTAATTGGCGCATATAAAGGCATTGTGGAGCAATCTGTCGCTAGAGTGGTCACAGGTCTTTCAACTGCTGATAAGGCTATCTCTGACACGGTCATGAAGTGGCAAGAGAAAGGGTTCCAAGGTTTCAAGGACAGCGCTGGACGTAACTGGAAAATTGACAATTATGCTCGGACAGTTATCAAGACAACAACTTATCGAACCTATCGAGAAATGCGAACAAGACCAGCTGAAGAACTGGGCATTGATACCTTTTATTTCTCAAAAAAGGCATCAGCTCGTAAGTCATGCGCTCCTTTACAGCATCATATAGTCACAACTGGCCACGCTAGAACAGAGCATGGAGAGCATATTCTCGCTTTGTCAGACTATGGTTACGGCCGTCCAGAAGGTTGCTTGGGTATTAACTGTGGTCACATGCTGACTCCATTCATCCCAGGGGCTAATTACAGGCCCGATTTGGGCGAGGACGTGGCAGAGGTTAGCCCAGAGCAAGCAGAAGAAAATGCTAATGCAGAGGCTAAGCAGAGAGCTCTAGAACGGTCTATCAGGGCTAACAAGGAAAAACTTCACGTCGCTGAGAAATTGGGCGATAAAGAACTGATAGACAAGTACAAGAGTAAGATAGGCACCCAAAACGCTGCTTTGAAAGATTACATCGATAAGCACCCATTCCTGAAACGGGATGAAGATAGAGAGAAGTACTACTACAATGATGATGCAGTGCAAAAGTTGTATAAAACTATTGACAAACGCTCTAAAAAGGAGTACTCTGAAATACTACAAAATTTGGGAAATAAAGCACCCAAGTCTTATAGTGATTTCAAGTCGTTGAGTCTATCTGAAAAAGAGTCTTTGAGACAAGACAATAAGGTGGCCTCCTATGTATGGTCTAGCACCAAGGAAAAACTGACAGACAAACAAAAACAACAAGCTGTAGATGCTTACTACAACTTCAAAGAACATGGTGTGAAATTTGGCGGTCACGCCATTTCACAGTACATAGCTAGAATGCGTAGACCTAACGGACGCTTGATGTATAATTTTGAATCTATTTTAACAGTCGCTAGCCTGCCCTTGAATTATCAATCAGAGCACAAAGGGCGTAAGGCAAAATATTATAATCGGTTGCTATTGATTTATGAAAACAATTCTGATGAAATTGTAACTTTCATGAAGACCAGCAAACCAGCAAAAACATTGACGGAGATTAAGTAATGAAGTATTCAAATGTTATTTTAGACATGCTAAAAAGAGGTGTAAATGGTGATGTTGATGATTACTATGACTTTTTTCTTGAACTCACTGCCAAATTAGGCGAAGACGAGGCTTTTGCTGATGGTTTGATAGCAGAGAATGAGCCTCTTTTTGATCTCATCAATGATGAACCAATGTATTATTTCTATGTTGAAGAAGATACAGAAGATAGAGAATTGTGTAGGAAGTTCCTTGAACCATACTACAACAAAGCAAAACAGTTAGTAAAACTTAGCGCTTAGAACAATCTAGGCGCTTTTTTCATGCAATAAATTGCTATAAACCGCATCGAAATCGAGGCGGTTTTTTACTTGACTTTATCCGCAGTCGGTAAAGAACGGAAGATAATACCTAATTTTAGGAGGACAGAAGAATGGCAGAAGACATTCAAACACAAACTGACCAGCCAGTTAATGCTGGAGAAAACACTGAGTCACAAACTCAAGAGCAATCTGTCAAGACTTTCACTCAGGAAGAAGTGACTGGTCTTGTCGCTAAGGAGTCTAAGAAAGCGCAAGAGAAAATCTTTAAAAGCCTAGGATTTGAAGACATCAAGAGTGCTAAAGAAGGACTTCAACAACTCAAAGAGTGGAAGGACTCACAAAAGAGTGAGGCTGAGAAACAGTCAGAGGCGCTTGCTACTAAAGAGAAAGAACTGGAACAGGCTTTATCAGACAAAAAGAACCTGGAAGCGAAACTGTCAGCTCTGACTTTGGGAGTGAACGCTGAGTCTGTAGACGATGTCATCACTCTATCTGCTCGCTTAGTGACTGATGAGGTGTCTATTGAAGATGCAATTGGCCAAGTATTGCAGAAATATCCTCAGTTTGGTCGCACAGAGCAATCTGAGGAGAAGAAGCCGACATTTTCAGCTGGAGGAAATCCAACGGCTGGAACGAACCAAGAAGATGCCTTTTTGAAGGCTCTCGGACTAAATAATTAACAGGAGAATGATTAATGACAATCAACTATATTACTAAACACGAAGGCACCTTTGAAAAGAAATTGATGCAAGGCGCACTCACAAGCATTTTGGAAACGCCACAAGTAAATTGGCTAGGCGCTAAGTCGTTTGAATTACCTACAATTTCAGTTACAGGCTACAAAGCACACACACGATCTAAAGGTTATAACTCTGGTACAGTTTCAAACGACAAGAAAGTTTACACACTAGGATTCGACCGTGATGTTGAGTTCTTCGTAGATGCTGCAGACGTTGACGAAACAAACCAAGAACTTTCAGCTGCTAATGTATCTAATACATTCATCACCGAACACGCTACTCCAGAAGTGGATGCTTATCGATTCTCTAAAATTGCTACAGAAGCTATCACAAACAGTCACTTCAAGTCTGAAGATGACCTATCAGAAGTGAATGTCTACACTAAATTGAAGGCTGCCCTTTTGCCAGTTCGCAAATATGGAGCTCAGAACATCGTTATGTATGTTTCTAGCGAGGTTATGGACTTCTTAGAACGCTCTAAAGAGTTCACACGCTCAATCGCTACTACATCACCTCAAGGTATCGACACTCGTGTCACTTCGCTTGACGGAGTTCAGCTTATCGAAGTTTGGGACGATGCACGCTTCAAGACTAAGTTTGATTTCTCAGAAGGCTTTGTTAAGGCTTCAGACGGTAAAAACATTAACTTCTTGATCGTGGCTAAGCCAGCAATCATTGCTAAGGCTAAATTCAACTCAATCTATCTGTTCGCTCCTGGTCAGCACACAGAAGGAGACGGATACTTGTATCAAAACCGTTTGTATCATGACCTTTTCGTCTTGCAATCGAAACAAGATGGTGTCTATGTATCTCATAAATCTGCTTAATGAGGAGGTAGAAAATGCGTAAATACGAAAAATTGAATCAAGTCTACACAGTACAAGAAGGTAGCTTGCTAGAAGCTCAGCTAATCGCTGATGGCTTTGAAGAAGTGATTGAAGATGGTCAAATCGCAGAAATTTTGGCCACTTATTCGCTTTCGGACATGACTTTGGCAGAGTTGAAGGCCCTCGCTAAAGAAAAAGGGATTGAAGGTTATTCGACCAAATCCAAAGACGAGCTTTTGGAGGTGTTAAATGGCCAAATTTGAAGCTAAAACAAATTTCTGTGTTGAAAAAACAGGGCAACAATTCGATAAAGGGATTGTATACGAAATGACATCTGCCGAAGCGGATGAAATCAACAGACGCTCAACCGTTCACTTTGGCGAAGAATGGCTTGAGTGTATCGAGCCAGATGTAGTACCTGTAGAACTTACAGAACCAGTTCCAGAAATCCCTGAATCAACTGACTTCTTGATGTAAGGTGGTGTTGTCATGACCTACTTAACAAGAGAAGAGTTCCGAGGTTTAGGTTTTGATTCGGTTGATGATTTTGACCAATTGCTACAACGAGCAGAAATGACTATCGATGCTTACACTAGAGATTTTTACTCTATGAATAGCTTTGATACCGATATTAAGGCAAGAAAGAAGGCTGTCAAACGTGCCACAGCCTTTCAGATTGCTTATTTGGATAGTTCGGGCATCATGACGGCAGAAGATAGACAATCTATCGCGAGTATGTCAGTAGGACGGACATCAGTAAGCTATCGCACAGGCTCTCAGAATGGCTCAGGTTCGCTCTCTTTAGCTGAAAGGTATAATTTATCGAGAGACGCTGAAAACTGGCTGAGAATGGCAGGATTTGGTTTTGCGAGGGTGGATTATGATAGATAAACGAATTCTTCATGACTCTTTGACGATTAAGAAGGTCGAAGGGAAGGATGACTGGGGGAAAGAGACATACTCTGATCCTCTTTATTTATCCCCTTGCAAGTTCGACAGAACCTTCTCTAATTCTGGAGCTGGCAATCATCGTAGCGAAAGGAATTCATCGACTGTAATTGTCTATCCTAAATACTGCCCAGTGGAACTCGATAAGAGCTTCGTTGGTGGCATCGTTGAGGAAGATGATACCAGTTATGTTGTCAAAGATATTATTCCACAATACCATCCGTTTACTAAGAAGCTGTTAGCTTATGAAATCGAGGTGATTTGATGGGCGGTGCTAGTGTAAAGATTGACTTAAAAGGTGTTGAGAAGAAAGTATCTCCAGAGAACTTTGCAAAAGGACAACTTGCTATAGCTAACCAAATGCTATTGGATATGGATCCATTCGTTCCAAAAAGAAAAGGGATACTGAGAGCTAGTGGACACGTTCGACAAGATTCGATTATCTATGCAACACCATACGCCAGGTTGCTCTATTATGGCAAGAAACGAAAAGGTTTCTTTTCAGAAAAGCAAAGAAAGTTCTTTTTTGCGAATAAAGAAGAACTGCTTAAACATAAAAAAACACCTGGAACTGGTCCAAGATGGGATAAGAAAGCCTCGGCTCTATATGCAAAGAATTGGGCAGAGGTCGGTGCTAAAGCAATGGGAGTTAAATAATGCACGAAAATGACTTTTCAGAGGTCTTGCTGGAGCATATCAAAAGTGTTCAAACCCAAATCCCCTCAAAACATGGCTATTTAGACGAGCATGAGGGATTGGTCATCTACCCGCTTCCTGGGGGAAATGTGGTAGAAGAGGACATGGCAGGGACGCAGATTGTTGACCTGCCTTTTGAGATTGCAATCAAGTCAAAAGACCAGAAACTAATTGATAATACTCTATGGCAGATTAACACTGCCTTATCAAAAATCGGCTTGGAATTACCAAGCAAGAACAATTCATATAACTTTTTAGGCCTTGAAGTCAAAAAACCGTATTTGAACGAGTTGGACGAACAAGGTTTTTACACTTATTTGCTAGACGTAACAGCAAATCTTGAAATCGAAAGGAAAGAATAGATGGCAAAGAACAAAAACGCACTACGAAAACATTTCATCGGCCCTTATAGCGCTGAAAATCCTGAGACAGTACCAGGAAAAGAAGCGTATATGTGGATCGCTAAAGGGATTAAATCGTCATCCCCTGAAAACAACGAAGAAGACGACGATGCAGCATATTTTGACGGTGATGGAACTAAAGAAAATATCATCGTTTCAAAAACTCGAGGTCGCACATTTGAAGGGCATCGTGATTACTCAGATAAGGCTCAGAACTTTGTAGCTGACAAAGAAGACGAGGTCGGTGATGATCTCATTGTCTGGTACAAAGAAGTCTCATCCGATGGCAAAACTCAAAAAGAGGGGTTGGCTCGTCTTTCTGAAATTGAAATTGGTGATGGAGAAGCCTCTGAGCTTGAAAAAATCAAGTTCAAGATTGTATGGACTCGTAAGCCTAAGAAATCAAACGTATTACCTGAATAGGGGCAGGGCGGTTTCCGCCTTGTCTTCTTTTTTTGAAAGGAGAGAAAAATGGTCGTAATTAAAAAATTGAGTAATATCATCCCTGTTGATTTCGGGGAGTTTCAGCTTGAATATGTAGCAAATGATGAAAATATCAAACGGATGAAAACGATTGGTCAAAACCTTGAAAAACGTGCTAAAAAACTAGAAAAAGCTGATGATGAGTCAGCTTTCAAAGAGGCCTACAAAGCATCTAAAGATAGTTGGACAGAGTTGTTTGATGAAGAAGTCTTCGACAAGGTCTATAAATTCTCAGGCGAAACCACAACGGATACAATCTATTATCTGATCCAAGCAATCCGTGGGATTGTTACTGAATTCGAGAATCGTCATTCTAAAAAAGCTATTAAAAAATATTTAGAGGGTTAATTATGCTAGATCTATCACGAAAATTGACGGATGAGTTGGTTATTGGTGATAAGGTCTACTCTCTCAATATGTCCTTTGATAACATCATTAGACTTTTTGAAATGTGGTGTGATGAAGAGATTCCAGAACAGGTTAAGCCTTTTTTTGCTTTAAAAATGCTTACAGGAGATGGATTTGGGTTGTTCTCGATTGAAGATGCTATGGATATCTTCCAACAGGTTTTCGAGGAACATATTCAATTGAAGTCACTGAAAGATGTATCGGTCGAGTACGACTTGGCCGGAAACGTGATGCAAAAAGAGCCTTCTACTCAAAGCAACGAACCGCCTGTTTATGATATTTCACTTGACGGTGATTTTATATACGCAAGCTTCATGCAAGCTTACGGCATTGATTTGCTTGAAGAAAGAGGGAAGTTGCACTGGGAGAAGTTTAATGCATTGTTGTCAGGGTTGCCAGAAGGTACTAAATTCGTTGAAGTCATCAAAATCAGGAAGTACAAGCCACGAAAAGGCGACTCTCAAGCTTACATTGATGAAATGATGAAGTTAAAGAAAGAGTATGCCTTGCCTGATTCTGAAGGATATGATGATGAAGATGATGATTATGACTACGATATGGAATAGGAAGGAGGTAACAAGATGTCAGATGGTAAGGTTGTCATTCAAGTTGACATGGATGGCGACAAAGCTCAATCAGGAGTCGCACGTCTAAAGGGAATGGTCGGAGGATTGGCTGAAAGTGGTACACAATTAGGTTCGGTCTTTAAGTCTGTTCTTGGAGCTAACATTGTGAGCGGTGCGCTTATTTCTGGGATTCAGTCTTTGGGAAGTGCTATGAAAGGTGTATTCTCTACCGCTCTGGATGAGGGCGCTAAGCTACAACAGTCATTCGGTGGTATTGATACGCTCTATAAGGGTGCTGAAGACACCATGAAGCAATATGCTACTACTGCAGCATCTGCAGGCATCTCAGCTAATACCTACGCTGAGCAGGCTGTTTCTTTCGGTGCTAGTTTGAAAAAGGCGCTTGGAGGTGACGCAGTTAAGGCTGCTGAATCAGCCAATAAGGCAATCATGGCTATGGCCGACAACTCAGCTAAAATGGGTACTGACATCGGTTCAATCCAAATGGCTTATCAAGGATTTGCCAAGGGAAATTACACCATGCTGGACAATTTGAAGTTAGGCTATGGCGGGACCCAACAAGAAATGCAACGACTTCTTAAAGATGCCAGCAAGCTTGAGAAAGCAATGGGTAAGAAGTTCGATATCAACAACTTTGCAGATGTCGTTGAGGCTATTGACTTGGTTCAACAAGAGTTAGGAGTTGCGGGAGTTGCAGCAAAAGAAGCTGAAACTACTTTTAGTGGTTCATTCTCTGCAATGAAGGCTTCTGCATCCAATTTCTTGGCGAATCTCTCGCTTGGTGAGGATATCGGTCCATCTCTTAAGACTCTCATTTCTACTACCTCAACTTTCCTTTTGGGAAATTTCGTGCCAATGGTGGGAAACATCATGCGTCAACTTCCTAATGCTATTGAAGTAGCGATAGCTGAAGCAGGTCCTAAGATTGAGCAAGGATTCAGGTCATTATTCGCAGGAATTGGAGTTGATGATGGTGCATTTGATGTTATCAAGGATACTTTCAGAGATGTAGTCGTGACAATCCAGTCACTTTTTGGAGAATTGACCAGTGAAGGAAATGGATTCAAGGATTTACTTCAAGGGATTAGCAATGTAATCACATTCGTAAATGTTGTTATTCAAGAATTAGCAAGAGGATTTCAATTCGTTTTAGATTCATTTGCTGAGACAGGAGCTATAAATAGTGCATATAGTGCATTCAAGGACTTGTCTGAAGCCGCTACTGAGGTCGCTCAAAATCTAGGAGAAGCTATTCCATGGGAAACGATTGGTACAGCAGTAGGGCAGATAGTGAATGGAATTTCAATTCTTGTCAGTTGGTTCTCAAAACTTGCTCAATCGATTAGTCCAGACATGTGGAGTGCATTGATTACGGGCGTTGTTAGTTTCGCGGTTGCTCTAAAAGGAATTAAAACAGGCCTTACAATCGCAAGAGGTCTCAAATCAGCTTTTGATTTTGGGAAAAATCTTGTTTCATTGATTAGCAATACTCTTAGCCTCACCGCCGCTCAAGCAACAAATGCGGCTGCAAGTACCGCAATGAGCGCCGGGAATACAGCAGTTGGAACAAGTGCAGGAGCAGCTGCAAGTTCTGTCTTGAAATTAGGAGCAGGCTTGTTAATGGTCGGGGCAGGTGTGTTACTTGCAGCAACAGGAATCTATCTTTTGGTTCAAGCCGCTATCCAATTATCAAGCGCTGGTGCAGGAGCAATTCTAACGATGGTCGGTTTGGCTGTCGGGATCGCTGCACTTGCAGCAGTATTCGCCTTTTTAGGGCCTGCATTAACAGCAGGAGCAGTTGGTATTTTAGCCTTTGGTGCAGCAATAGCATTGATTGGGGTTGGAGTATATGCTGCTTCAGTTGGTTTAGCGCTGTTAGCGGTGCAATTACCTGTTATCTCTACTTACGGATTATCAGCCTCGGTCGCTCTTGTGGCTCTAGGTGCTTCAATGCTTGTTTTAGGAGCTGGTGCCCTGGTTGCAGGAGCAGGATTGCTTGTTCTAGGGGCTGGAGCTTTGGTGGCAGGTGCCGGTGCTTTGGTTTTTGGAGCAGGACTGCTAGTTGCATCTGTTGGTGTTGCTGCCTTCGGATTGGCTCTAGGAGTGTGTGCACCTGCTATTTCAACATTCGTAGATGCAATAAGTAAAATAATCGAAACTCTAAGCGGTGGATTGTCTAACATTCTAGATGCAATATCAAGGGTTATTCAATCTGTTGGAGATTCTGCACTCAAAGCAGGTCAAGGTTTCAAGGCTTTGGCAGAAGGTGTCGTGATGATCACTAACACCAGTCTTGGCGATATGGCCGCGTCTTTAGGAGCAGTCGCTTTGGGTGTCGGTAAAATAGCAGGATACGGCTCTGATTTGTCAGCAGTTGGAAGCGGTATGACTATTCTCAGCAATGGAATGATGATGTTCGCTCAATCTGCTACGATAGCAACTGGTGCATTAGCAACATTCCCTGGATTGATTTCTAACTTGTCAGTCGTTACAGGAAGTGCACCGGCTTCATTCCTTATTCTGGCAACGGCAGTTAAAACGGCTGGAACATTAATGGCTACAAGCATGCAAGCAAGCATGGCTCAAATTCTTGTTGTAGTGAACAATGGCATGATATCAATTGTGCAAAGTGTTCGTAACAATGGAAGTCAGATGGTTGCAGTTTGGAGAATTTCTGGCCAACAACTTGTCAGTGCCACTCAAGGATTTGTGAATTCAGCTAACAGCACTCTTTCTCAAATTGGCCAAGGAGTTAACCTTCATGCAAACGGTTCAGCTCTCATGTCTGGTTTGAAATCTGGTATTGACTCAGGTTGGTCTCAGATTACTTCTAGTGTCTCGAATATGGCTAAATGGATTAAAGACCATAAAGGGCCTGTTTCGTACGACAGAAGATTGCTTATCGAGAACGGTTCAGCTCTTATGACTGGTTTGAATCGAGGTATTCAGACTGGTTGGAGAAATGTCATGGATAACATTTCAAGCATGGCAGGGACTATTCAGGACGTAATTAACGACGATTACTCTGATATTGGCTGGCAGATTGGCCTAGGCATTTCAGACGGTCTTAATTCGTCAATGGATAAGGTCACAGGACATTTGGATGCTATTCGTGATCATGTGAATGATTTTAGCTTGAAATCTAAGAACCTCTTGACTGGTGCGACTGCTACTATGTCAAGTCAATTGAAAGTTGAAACCTTGAGAGGTAAGACACCAAAAGATGAAACATCTAGCAGACAAGAAGCCTATATCGCTCATTCTACAAGCTTATTATCAGATGTGATTGATAGCTTGTCAGAGTTGAGAGAGCAAGTAGCACAAGGCCAGATGATGGTCTTGGATACAGGCGAACTTGTCGGCCGTACTGCTTATGCTTATGATGAAGCAGTAGGAAACATTCAGACATTGAGAGGACGGCATCGATTATCATGATTACTCAAATTAAGGAATATATCCAATTCGGTGATTTTAATAGCAAAGATGCCGGTTGGTATCTTCAAAGTAGGGACGCTCCCACTCCTGATAAGAAGGAGATTGTGGAGCAAATCCCTTACCTACAAGGTGTTTTAGACTTCTCTGACGTGCTCGGAGAAGTCTTCTTTGATAGACGAGAAATCACATACGAATTCAAACTTCCAAATAAAGACTATCCTGACAGGAAATTGGCTGAGCGATTTATCAAATCTAGTATGGCCACGAAATCTGATAGTCAGCTATTTGACACTCACGACAGGAGATATTATTGGCTTGGAAAGGTCAAGAGCATTAAAGTGACAGATGTTCCTTTGAAGAAGCATTTGATTGCTACAATCGTCTTCATTTGCTACCCATTTGCCTTTCATGTCGATAATTACTTCGATGATGTCTGGGATACATTCGACTTCGAGAATGATTTCTCTAATTGGACCAAATGGCAGATCAATGGCCAAAATGAAATTTTCTTTATCAACGGTGGAGATACATCTGTCAGTCCGACAGTGATTTGTAGCAGTGACATCAGCCTTATCGATAAGAAAGGCAAAATATACAAATTTAAGAAGGGTGAAAATACAGATTTCGTCTTATCTATGAAACCAGGTATGAACCGTTTTACTGCAAAAGGAAACGGTTCGATATCGTTGAGATTTAACGCCGAGGTGATGGCATGAGTAGTAGAGGCGGTTTTGAAGTATATTTTTGGAACTCTTTTAGAGAAATGTTATCGGATACCGACTTTACCAAAAAGAAGGTTGTTCATAGTCCGTATTCTAGACAAGGAAATAAAATCCTTTCAGGCTCTATCAAGCAAGCGCAGAATGCAATTAATGAATTTACTTTTGTTATGCCGATGCAAAATGATTTGTATCAAAAACTCATCCCTTTTCAATCGATTGTTCAGGTCGTGAATTTATATGACGAGGAAGTCGAATTTGAGGGCAGGGTTCTGAGTGTTTCAAATAAAATGACGAGTACAGGATTTGTTCAAGAGGTTGTTTGTGAAGATTTTTTATCATTTCTGCACGACAGTACACAACATTTCCAAAAGTTGAAAAATACTGGTGCTGAAGCATACTTGAAAGAAATCTTGAATCAGCATAATGCACAAGTAGAGGATTACAAGCGAATTTATCTTGGCTCTGTTACTGTCAAGAGCTTGACAGACAAGCCTTGGCGCTATCTTGGATATGAATCCACTTGGGATACGATTAGAGAACGTATCATCGCGAATATCGGAGGCTATCTGACTTTGAGAAGAGCAAGTGACGGCTTCTACCTAGATTGGACCTCTTCGATTGGTAAAAATCAAGAATCACCTATCCAGCTGGGTAGAAATATCAAGTCTGCATCCCGTGAGATTTCATTTGACGGGATCGCAACTCAAATCATGCCAATTGGAGCGGATGAAAAGAATACCAAGAAACCGAAAA